GTCACAACCCTTACGGGTCGTTCCTGCCCAGGTTCAAGGATTTCAATATGGTACGTGGATTCTAAACCACGTCGCCAATTCGGAATGGCGTACTCCCCACAAGGGAATACTTCCTCCAGGCGCCCAGTCCACTCGATGAGATTCCACTTGTCGTTTCCAACAAGTTTCTCAGCAGTGGCTCCGGGACCATGTTGGGGCATAATGTCAAGATTGTAGACATCCTCGTCTACGTTCTGAAACGTCTGCGCCCAAAGAAGCTGTGAAAGACGAACGAAGCGGTCCTTATCGGACTGACTTAAACGTTCATCAGCTTCCCTGACGTCCTTTTCACAATGGACGAACTGATCGAGGGCCTTCTTTACCCGTGCATCGCTGCAGGGAGCCAAAAGCTTACCGAACATCAGAGTAATCTGACGAACAGCAGTTATTGCCTCGATGGAAGGTTCATCCACCAAACAACCAGCACCAATGTCAAAGATCTGACCGGTAAAGCCACTAAGAAACAATGGCAGCCGACCCTTGCGTTTAAAACCCGCAAAGGCTGAATCGTCAACCTCACCCTCATCGAGACATCTTTCGAAGTCTTTTCCGAAGGCTGGTAGGGATATCGTTAAGAACGATATGCCCTCATCTTTGACACGACTCTTGATTAGTTCATAATCAAGAGTGGCACTTGTGCAACAGATGGTCGCGGATTCCTCCACGACCTGCTGTAGGAGCAACATTAGGTTTTCCACGTCTCCTCTTTCCAGAGGTAATACGTGACAAAGAGCCTATGCTTCTCGACTAACGATCCGTGTAAGGGGGATGGGTGTAAATCCACCCCCCCTAGACAGGCGTTGCAACGCACGTCAACCTTGGTTAGCTTTCGCCACCCAAGATCTTGATGAGCTGCGCAGCAGAGCTTGCAGAAAGGAAAGTGCAAAGGGCCAGTACTTGGTCCTTCTGCTCAGTCACGGTGTAACCCTGTTTAGGGGCACCGACGACGAGATGTACTTCCATTGCTGCGTCCACGTAGTCCGCGGGGTTGTAGACATCGGCAACAAGTTTCTTATTGTCAAGTCGAACAACCCGACGATTAATCTTCCCGTAGGAATGATTGACCGTCAACTTCGAGGACCCATCCGCGTTTGCAAAGGAGCCAC